TTATATAAAACGTGAGAAGCCCCCGCTCTAAGTCGTACTTGATAATTAGAAGCACCTGATACTACTCCTAACATACATTCGTTAGTATCGTCTAAGTTTGTTACTCTAATATACTTGACGTTATCACGATCTATATTACTAGCTGCTGCGTGTGGTGTTGCCCCAAATTCTGCTATAGTTGTAGTTTGTGAGTGTGTACAAGATATAGTACGTTCTAAAGTGTCTACTATTCCTGTTGTAGTAAGTGTATTCGTAGATCCTCTTTGTTCTCCATTTATTGTTACTGCTTCTGAAATTGTTGTTGTTAAATCTGCCATTTGTTATATTTTATAAGTTATGTTTGGTGGTATTAATTCTATTTTTAGTTTTCCTATTTTAAATGTTAGTAGTCTTTTTATTTTACGCATATTGTTGTATTGTCTATTGGTACATCACAACTATTCAATTCACTCTCAACTGATAGTGCTATCTCCACAGACCAACCTGTTACTGCATTATCAAACCTTTCTGAAAATGGTTCAATAACAAAGTCATCTTCAATCCAATATCTAGGTTCTTCTCCTGCTGCTGCGTCATATTGATACAAGATCTCACCTTGTTTTAATAAGGCAATCAGATCTGTTATAATTTGTAGTGTATCACTAAATACATAATCTTCACAATCTCCATCTTCGTGAACAAGATCCATAACAAATAATTGAAAGTTGAATGTCTTTTGTTGTAATGATATATCTACACCTGTTGGATTGATGTGGTATAAAGGATACATTGTAGTCTTTTCTAAATCAATATCCCAGATGTCTCCAGTTGTTGTTGTTTTAATCTGTAAATGTTGATCTCCTAAACATTTCAATGTGTCTAATACATTCTTATAAGTTTTGTATCTAATGCTGTCTGGCATGTGCTAATTGTTTTAATTGTTCTTTTCTTTCTAGTTCACTTATATCTTGTTTGTAACACATAAATGTAAAACATTCTTCTGCTTTCATCTTTGTTACTTTTGGTATATTTAATATACTTTTATCAGCTAAAAAATAGAGTGAGTTATACCAACCCCACTTCTCTGTCATTCTATTATTGCCCTGGTTGATTCCTTCATCTGCTTCCTCAATTCTTTCATCGAAGATTTGGCCGTATGAAGCAATAGTTCGTTTCCTAAATCCGAAAAAAAAACCGACACTCCATAAAAGTCCCCTACTGTCATCTTATTCAAGAATAACTCTTGCCGATCTTTGTCTGGTTTGTATTCTTCTATCTGATACTTTTCTCCCTGTTTTGCTATAATAGGTCTATAAAGAACAGACATGACTTTATGTAAATTGTCATCTACTCCATTACCAAGATATGTGTCAATATCAACCCACTCTCCAAAAGTTAGATCAACCAGTTTAGGATGAAACCCATATTCAACTCCATCTATTTCTATAATGTGTTTTAGTTCTTCACTAGGTGGTTGTCCAATAAATTGTCCTAAACCTGCTCCCAATTTCATAAGTGCGCTAATCTCTGTTCTGTAAATATCTTCTTCTTTAATACCAGTTAATATAGTGATCACTTTTACTACCTTTTCTAATTCTCTCAATCCAACCTGTTTTAAAGTTTTCATTATTCCCATGTATTGTTTGATAGTGATTTCTTCCCACTCTTCTGGCAATACATGTCTGGTTATTTTACCTTCTTTCTCAACTTGTATGTTCATAGTATATAATAGAAAAATTAATAATTTAGTTTATTGAACAAAATACCTTCCATAGTTTTTATCTATCTCATAATACATTCGCATCATTATAGTGTCTGAATAATCTGGTGAACGTCCTATTATAGCTTTGATAACTTCTTTTGGAAGTATTTGTAATTTATTGTCTTTATCCATGTCTTTTGATCGTATCTGTTCAAGCTCTTCTATAACATGATTCTTTATTGTAATATCATTTGTTTCAATACCTATCTGTGCTTTGTTTATCATATCAGCTAATTTGTAATAACATTGTGTTTTGAGATTCTGATAATTCTCTTTATTAATTGGTCTGCTATTATTTACAAATCCTTTACATCTTAATAGATCAACCACACCACCACCTACACCATCTTCATCTACAATTATGTTTCTAAGATTGACACCCTCTGTTTGTTGGATCCTCTTAATCTCCTCACTAACCTGTGTTATCGTTGATTTGCCGTACGATTGTATATTTTTAATAGTAAGTCCTTCCCAATACATTATTACTGTTTTATCAGTACCGAATCTTGCAACATCACAAGTTATATATTTCTCTCCTTCTATTCCTTTTTGATTGAACAGGTTTACAATAGAGTCATAATTACAAAGATTATCTTCACCAGCATTGTATTCCCAATTACCATATAACAATCTCTGTTTTGATATCTCGTCTAATTTTTCTAATTGTCCTTTGTAATGTTTTGATATATAAGGATTGTCGTCCACTAAACTTTGTACAAACTTTTTATGTGGTTCAATCTTTCCTTCTTTCGCTGGTCGATAGTAACTTGTGTATGTCCAATTTTTAGATGGATTGCACGTAAGTAACATTTTTGGAATAAGATCGTATTTATCTAATTTATAACGGATCCTACTATTAACTATATTCTTTGCCTTCTCTGTTATTTGATTTGCTTCATCTATAAATGCACCTGTTATTTCTAATGATCCTAAACTGTCATAGTTTGGATCTGCAGGATAATGGAATAAGTCTTTTAAATATATCTCACTACCATTAAAAAATGTTATTATATTACTACCAGCGTTGAAGTTAAAATGTGTACCAGATTTGATTCCCCATTGATTACATACTTCAAAAAATGTATTAAGTGTTGTCTTCTTAAGATTATCGAGTTTACTTCTTCCCATTAAGTATCTTGTACCAGGATATTTAATACATAAAATTATTAACCAACTACACCCCATGAAACTTTTACCACCACCAGCAGCTCCACCAAATAGAATGTCGTTAGTTTCTTTATCAAATAAATACTTGAAAGCTCTACTTTGTGTACTCGTGTATTTAGGATCAATACTCAGTTCCATCAATGTTGATATTAATTTTTATTGGTTCATCACCACTTGTAATATCTAATTCTGATTTCTCTATATAACCTCTTTTCTTACCTTGTGTCTTTAAATAAAATATAATATCAGTTGTCTTACCATCTTTTACATTCTTTATCAGTGCAGCTTCTGCTACGTCCAAATACTGTTCTCTAATATCTTTCACTAGATCTTTCAGTTCTGGATATTTGTCTATGTAATTATATATTGTCTTACGAGTACATTTTAAACTCTTACAAGCTATTGATACAAACCCACCTGCTTTGGTTAGAGCGTCTTTTATTTGTTCTTCTGTATATCTATTTTTATTTGCCATTTTTTATATGTATAATAATGTGTATTATTTAATACTCTCTATTGGTGTATTAAGTGCTTCTATAATTGCAAATTCAAATACTTTACTTTCATTATCATATCCAAGTAAACCATTAAATCTCCCTCTTAATTGTAACCACGTGTCATGTGTTTCTTTTGATATATTAAATGTTAATGTGTGATCAAACTTTTCTTTCTCTTCAAAATTTGGATCTTCAAACTCTGAAAAATCAAATGAAGTTAAATCTTTCATGTCTTGTATTTGTTGTTCTGAATATGGTAGAGTTTCAACTAATTCTTCTATACTTGATTCATTAGATAATTCACTAATCACTTCCGCTAGTTTCATTGTATCACTTTCAAACTTTGTTTCATTAGTTTCAATAGCAATTCTTTTTGCTTGTGTTAGTGATATCTTTCCAAAGTTATATACATGTGCTGTTTTCATTTTAAGTTTATTCATCACATCTAATCTATGATTCCCATTCACAACTTCATACTTCCCATTGTCTAATTCTCTTATTAATAGATTCTCTACTTGTCCATTCTTTTTGATATTAGCTAACAGCTTGTTAGTCAATACATTGTTTTCTTCTTTGTAGTTCCATTTTGCTTTAACTAATTTTGACACTTCAATGTCTTCAAACTTTTTCATAATTATAGTATTTGTTATTTATATATTCATTCATTTTGCTATATTCTTTACCACAGATATATAAGTCTAAATAATAGTCTGTGTTTTTTATATTTTCAAAATTTAACTCTTCAAAACTCTCTCTGTATTTTTCTCTCATTGAACCCCATAAAGCACTACGAACATTTGCTTGTATTATTCTATCTTTTTTAAATATCACACCACTTCCATATTTAGATCCTGCTAACCAAGAAGTACTATCACAAGAATAATATCCTTTCTGTAACATTAAGTCTTGTTGCGTACATCCAAGTAAATGAATCTTAATGTTTGGATTGATTGAGTTAGCTAATGATATTAAGTGTTTAACAGCGTTTTTAAGAGTTTTACGACCGTTTAATACTTTTCTAAGTTCTGGTATTGATATTGCTATATATGGGTATTTTTTACAAAGTTTTCTAAACCCATCTTCTTTCTCTTCAACATGCCACACATATATTGTTTTCTCTAACGGCCAACGATCTTCAAAAATATCTCTAAATGTTTTAAGTGATTCCAACCCTAATACTTTATGTACATCCATTTCAACTATATACCCTTCAAAGTCTATTTCAGTCATTCGGTTTATATAATTGTTTGTATATTCTAATAAATCTTTTTCTGTGTATGTCTTATTGCTTCCAGCTCCAAACATCATTGTAAAAAGTCCAGAGTCCATAACCCAAGTGCAATCTCTTGTTTTCTCATACCACCTAAGCCACTTTTCATTAAACTTATTTCTATGTGCATGAAAAGACGTTAAGATACTTTTATGTTTTGTACCATATATAACTTCCACCTTATCAGGTCCGTCTGCTCCTGCTAATAATAATTTCATCTTTCTATTCTTGCTCCCCCAAGATTATCTTCTAATACTTCTACCCAATCAATAGAGTTGCTTAATTTAATAATTTCTTCTCCTATTGCTTCACAACTCATATTGCCAAAATCATGATAAGTATAATTATCAATGTGTACCTGGTATTTATCTCTTAGGTATTGTTGGTATAATTGTTGTTGTAAAAAAATCTCCTTTTCTCTATCATTGTGACTAACTTTCATTCCTATTCTGATCCTAAACAAATGTCTGTGGTTATGTTTTAAGAAACCAACTGAATCTGGTGCGTCTTTCCATGAGTGATGACCTTCAATATCAAACACTAAGATAATACTTTTTTTATAACCAAACAAGTGTGCCATCAATCCTAAATGTGCTGAGATCATTTGTTGTTGTGTATTAACATAATCTCATTTCTAGCTTTATCATCGTCTTTAAA